CCCATCTCAGCGTTACGCTTTTCCGCTTCCTGGCGTTTCTGCATGATCAGGGATGTCAGTTCACCGACATAGAACCGCGCCAAGTCATCGCGCCCTTGACGCTCTGAAGCGCGGAGCAGTGTCCAGAGCGCCGCCTCGGGCAGCATCCTCTCTGCCAACTGCTCCTTGATGGAGTCGTCCATCTGGTCTGCGTCCTGTATCGCCAGAATCCTGTCCCGGATCGCACGGTCAGACAGCAGTGGTGTTGGACCCTCCCGTGCGATCTGGGCCATAGAGTACCTGGTCATATCGTCCTGTGGCAGTTGCCCGATGAGGTTAACAACCGGCTGGCCTGTGTTCTTCAAGCTGTCTGGGCTGACCTCCTCGGTAAAATACACCCGGTTCCTGTCCATCCCGGAGACTTCCATAGACTTGAATGCCCCTGCTGCGTACTGGTCCGAGATGAGGTTGAATATCATCTGGTAAGCCTTCTCAACGCCGCGAAGGTATTTATTAACCACAGTCTCCACGCCTTGGCGGAGCGTGTTGATAGCGAACCCAGAAAGCTGGAACGGCAGCTCGCCGTACACCGAGTGCGGGATGGAGCCGCGCTGCATCTCTCCTGAGACGAGGCTCATAAACGCGCCTGTTTCCTTCGCCATCTCCAGCAGACCCAGCGGCTCAACATTCTCGTTCTGGGCAAGTGATATCTCCGACCCTTCCAAATAGGGGTCTTCATCAAGGGATTTCGTTCCGTCCCTGCTGCGTACAATAAGCCCCTGCCGCCTGCTGCGTGCGGTCAGTTCAAGCAATGTGCTCATCATCAGGTTATGTTTCGGGTAGAGGTCCCGTGTGGCGCTGAACACTGATTCGCCGACATCGGCGATAGTGTCCTCCATAGTGGACTGTGACAACGCTACGATATAGGGGTTCGCCCCTATCGGGCCAAGAAAGGCCGGCACCTGGTCTGCGCCATGCCTTATCTGTTTCTTGATCACCCTTACCAGCGGCTGGTTCTTCGAGCCGTTATGGATCAGAAGGGTATTGAACTCCTTATCATAGAAGTCGTAGACGTTTATACCGTCTGCGGTATGGGGAGTTTCCCAATCTACTTTGATGTTGTACTGGGAGAATATCTGGCTCTTGGTCTTCGGCACCTTATAGCAGGCCCATTCAAGCCCATCAGGCCCCGTACACCAATATGTATGGAGTGGGTCCCAGGGTGTGATATCGACATAGGTTGAGCCATCCTCACGTTTAGCCAGGAGGGCCCGACCTGCATACCAGCCCCTGAGAACGGAGTACCAGCCTATCTGGTCACGCAGGATAGGGAGCATAAGGCGGCAGAGCCGTTCGTCTGCGGCACGCAGTATGCCGATAAGGAACCGTTCCTTCATGTCGTTGCGTTCCCGGAGGGCGGGGTCGGCCCCGTCATGCGGGATACGCACCGTCATCTCCGCGCCGGTAATCCAGCCAATCACCTTCTCGGCGAATGTCTGGGGGTCGTTACTGGTATAGCTCTGATACCCTTCGCCTGCGTCATACGGCTCTAGCCGATAGAGTGCATGGTCGTCCTGCATCCTTTGGCGGAGGGGTTCAGTAGCATCATAGTGAGCCTCAACCAGTTCGATAATATCTTCCGGTTTACGTCTGGCCACTTATGCCCACCTTTTCACGCGGATTCGGTCACGTCCTTCGACATATCCGTATCCAAATCGGTCTATAAGGCCGTAAATAACCGCCTTTACGCTGTGATTATACTTGTCTTCGGGGATTTCGCCAACTATATTCCCTTCCCGGTCTGTTTTCCACCTGTACGCCTTGGTCTGGCCGTCAAACGGGTTCGGCGCGGAGCCGAACTCTGAGAGGATACCGTGGCATCTAGGGTTGAAGACTATCCTTGGTGCGTGGGTTTTGGGGTCTATCTTGAGCCACCCCTTGAGCCGTTCTGTTCCTTCGTTGATCCGTATTTTTTGGGAGGATAGGTAGAGTCCTGTCCTTTCCAGCCAGACCTCTGCTGGCGCTGCCATTGCTTGGTGCTGGGTTCCTGCGATGTCGATGACCCCGAACCTAACGTCGGTCCACCAGTCACGGGTTTGGGCGACTTCGATGATGTCTTCGGTGACGAGTCCTTGTTCGTAGATCTCGTCGATGACACAGATCTGCTCCCCCCTGACTTGGACTGCGACAACGGAATATGCCCCAGCATAGCCCGGGTCCATCCAAAGATGTACTGGATCGCCTTTCTCATATTCCACCTCACTTATATGGGCGTCTGGTCTAAATTCTGGGAACACGAGTCCTTCGGGCGGCGAAGGCGTCCCCTCTATCCGTTCCATGAAGAAGTTGTCGCTGGATACCTCTCTCAGCCGTTGTATCTCTAGGTCATTCACCCCATTGGGGTAGAGATGCGTATTTGTGTAGCTGGGCAAAGAGAATGCCCTGGCCTCCTTGTCTGCCCCGGAGGCCCAGGCGGTGAACATCTGTGGATACCATCCAAGCGACCCCTCAAATGTCCCTGATAGGAACATCCAGCCGCGTTTTGGGGCGCACCTCGCCCTGAGCCTGAAGAATGTCTCCAAGTCAAGCTGGCTCGCCTCACACCCTATGATCCCGTTAGGGGCCCGCATGGCAAGAGTCCTGGGGTCCTTTGCGGATTTCGTCTCAATACGGGTGCCATCCGCAAGAAGAAGGTGCCCTGGGTCAACCCGTTTAGATGCCTCCTTGAGAATCCCCAGGGCACTGAAATCTGCTAAAAGATAGTCGAACTCTGCCCGGGTCCGTTCATAGTCGGCTGCAACGAGCCAGTAGAGGCCCCGTTCCTCCGTCTCTGCGAACCGTGATAGTAAATACTTTGACGCCACAAGGCTCTTCCCGGCCTGCTCACCCCCTGCCACAAGCGTGAACCGGTACGCAGACTCAAGAATGCGCCGTTGTTCATCCAGCGGCGCGAAACCAACCTTCTCAAAAAGGTAATCGCGTAATTCAGGCCTCTTTGTGAGTGTCGTCACATCTTTTCACCCGGCATTAGAACTAACTGCCTTCTTGCTTTTCGCTTTCTTGAGGGGTGTCCCTGCGTTTCTCCAATAACTCCGCTAACGTCCTCTCCACACTCTCAGGCAACTCTTCCTGCTCCTTCCTGTCCCCATCCCCACGCTTCATGGACTGCGCCGCCTTACGCCACTCAACAATCAGGTCCTTAGCCGAGTCCTCACTCATGGCGAACTGAGGACGGAACTTCTGCGGCAGATTAGCATTCAATAACCCTAGAAGCAATACGTCACTCCCACGGTTCTTGTCAGGGTTCTTTACCCGCTCAAGTGCTATCTCCTCCAAATACTCCCCAAACTCCTGCCGAGCCTCCAATACCGCCTTAGTGAAATCAGCATCCCTCTTCATCCACCGGTCATACATGTCCTTCGACACCTTAGCAACCCGGAACGCCCCACTACGTGTCCCAATCTTCCGGTATGCCTTCAAAAATGATGCCTGCCTAACCTCCTTGGCCGCACGACGCTCATCATTCGTCAGCCCAATGCTGTAGCTGCCAGTATCGTTTGTCATTTCCCTCTCCCTTATCAATCCCTCTCCCTAGCTATATGCTAGCGTTATATAACAATATAACACCTAACCCCCCCTTAAGGGGGGGGGGTTTATGTTATATTATTATAACCAGCAACCCAGATATAAACATACTACTTCGAACTATATTAGTTATGTAAACCTAACATGTTATATAACACGGTATAACATGTTATATCAGGCACGAAATCCACAATTCATCACGAAATATCCCTTAAATGTTATGTCAACCTAACACGAGTATAACATCAGTATAACACGGCATAACACCGGATCCTCCCCAGAGCTCCACAGGACCAGGCAAAACGCTTTTAAGAGAAAAAACTTTGGCAAGGGTACCGTCACACCCCTCACCACCGTTCTAAGCCATACCACATACTACACACACATAACCACAACCTATAACAAAGCAACCAGAACCAGAACCAGAACTAAAGGAAGCAGAACTCTTATCACGCTCTCCCTCTCTCGCCACGCTCACCCCAGAACAAACGTTCCCAGAACAAAGGTGCTAGCGCCCTAGCAGAACGGGCGTTCGCCTGGCTTGTGCTAGGCAGAACGGGTGTTCTGTAGAACGGGCGTGCTGGGCGTTAGGCTTTTTAAGGGATGGTGGGCGTAAGGTTTTTAGTAAACCCCAGGTAAACTCCCAGTAAAGCTCAGCCGTTTTTCTTTACCCGTTTATTTACCTAGAAAGCATTGCCTTTAGTCGTTGAACGTGCCATAATATAGCGGTCATGGGTAAACACGCTACAGCCAGTAAGGCACGGAAGAAACGCTACGAGGACTCAAGGCGTCAAGGTATGAAGTTTGAAACTGTCAACCTACAAGATAGCCACGTCTTCAGTAGCTACAACGTCCGTAGTATGTGGTGTGACTATGGTGACGGTATCGTCACAGTTGGCAAGGTGCGACGTACGTCATACCTAAATGGCCGGAAACACGCGCACCCACCATTTACCCATCGAACTAGCCACGCTAAGACCATTAAGGATACGCCTATGGGATGAGCAATAGAAGAATAAGGCGTGCCAGCCTACGCCTACTAGGAACTGTGGCTTGATGATTGACGACTAGCAGTGCCGTATATTGTCGTGTCGTCTCAAAACTAAATTTCACAATCGATAAGGAATAGGAATATGACTACAAAGACGAAAGACACGAAGAAAACCGCAACGCCTAAAACGGCGAAGTACCAAGTCCTTTTGTGAATGAACCAGAAGTATACGTTTGGCCGATATACCCAGAGAAGAGTGTTCAGAAAGAGGTGAAATCATGAGTCCATGCATGACCTGTAACGTCCGGCATGACCACAACGAACCATGCGACTAGCGAAAAATAACAATCGATTGGTAAACGGGGGTAGGAAATGGCAAAGGTTCAGCGGTGGTATGAACCATCTAAGGAATATCACAAGCTCGGTGGGATACAGCGGATCTATCGCTTTGAAGGTTCCCGATACAGCGCGTCGGTGATATGTCATCGTTTCTCTTACGGCGGTGATGATGGGCTTTGGGAATTGGCGATTATGTACGACGACAAGATTGTAAAAACACCCATTACTGAACACCGGCACGATAGCGTAGTGGGATGGCTTACTGAAGACGAAGTGCAAGTCTTCCTGGCGCAGATTGACGCGCTACAGGATAGTTCGGTATAGAGAAGGAACTCCAAGACTACACCAAGTATCCATGTGTTATTCAAGGAACTTGAATTATAACAATCGATAGGTAAAAGGAGAAAAGAGATGTTAGGAATAGAAGGATTCAAGACTAAGAAAGAATTGAAGGGGGCCGTTGGAACAGTCCCGCATTTCATTGAGACGAGTTTCTTTGGGGACGAGTACAAAGGTGACGGCACATATGCGGTAGTTGGGCCGAACCCAATGGTGCGGAACTGGTTTGCAGAACTCACGATATTAGATGGCCGAATACAGAGGGTCAAGTAGGACGTAACAATCGATAGGTAAAAGGAAAAGGAATAAAGGAAATGGGCGACTTACTAACAATAGAGAACGACACAAAAACAATCAAAGGCGTAGAGCTTGGAGTGCTGACTGCGGTTCAATACTTGAAGCCACACACGCAGTCAGGCATAGCTAACCTATGCGCGTATGCATCGGACGCCTGCGCGGTAGCTTGTCTCAACACTGCCGGACGTGGCGTGTTTGACAATGTTCAAAACGCACGCCAAGCGCGGACAGAATTGTTCATGGACCACCGCGAACAATACTTTACCAAGTTGATATTTGAGATTGCGCGACTGCGGCGCAAGGCAGAGCGGCGCGGCATGATTCCGGCGGTACGCCTGAACGGTACCAGTGACGTGCTATGGGAAAAGACACCGATACGCGTCAACGGCGCAAAGGTAGCCAATAGCATCATGGGCCTTTATCCCGACATTCAATTCTACGACTACACCAAGTATCCATATGCCAAGCGCCCGACCGAGTCGCTACCGGATAACTATGACTTGACGTTCTCACGCTCAGAGTCTAACGAACCGGAAGTCTTGGAGAATTTACGCAATGGGCGGCGCGTCGCCGTAGTCTACAGCACAAAGCCACACGGTACACCGCCGAAACGCTACACCGCGCTTGACGGTTCTAGGTGGAAAGTTATCGACGGCGACAAGTCGGACGTTAGATTCAACGATGCCAACGGCGTAGTAGTTCACCTATACGCCAAAGGCAAAGCGCGCAAAGATACCGCCGGATTCGTAGTCCAAAGGTAACCAAATTGACAACGGCCAATGGCCGGAAAGGGGTGAGAGATGCTTATTTACTTTGAAAACTTTCCCGAAGAGGACAAAGACGGCAACGGCGTAGGTTGCGCAAGCTACGCTGAGATTATAGGTCGTCTATATGATCTTGAACCAGACGATGAAATGGGCGAGGCGTTGAAACAATGGGCGAAGAGGCTTGGCTTCACCGACTGGACGTCAGGAGTGTAGGAAATAACAATCGATTGGTAAAAGGAGAACGGAATGGCTGTCTATAGAATAGATGATAGATCCTGCACTGACGCGTGGGTTGCTACCGAAAAGGAATTGATAGCATCCTTGTCAGTCCCAACCCTAGCACTGCAAGAGGATACTGAGGATTTCATAAGAGAGTGGATTATCAGCCAACCACAAGTGGGCGATGTACTGCACGAAAGTCCACATGACCTACCAATCAAGCGCATAGCGTAATACAAGCGAAAGGAGATAGGAATGGCTAGACCTAAAGTGGCAAGTAAACGATGGTTCACAGATAGACTAGAAGGAGATGCGTGCCATGAATGTGGGGAGTTCTCAGTGGAAGGGGAAGTGGTCTTTGCTACCGGAGAGACATTAGAACATGGCTACACGCCACATGAGGGGGAGATACTCAAATTCTTGTGGATGGAATGTACGCAATGCGGTTGGGATCAAGGAAGCTAAGAAGATACAAGGAGAGAGATGAAGGAAACAAAAGTGACGACGATATTTACCAGGAGGTTTCTGGTTGAATCCAATGGCGAAGGTGGCGGTGACTTTACAGGGGCCACCACGATTAGGGTTTGGACTTTGGAAGAGATGCTGAGAGAAATCAACAGAGATACAACCTGTACCGATGGAGAAGGGGACGTCAAACTGAATGATGGAAGTTTCGTATTGGCAGGGTCTCCGCTTGATACAGTTGACCACGAGGGCGATGACTGCTTTCGCCCATACAATGAACAGGATTGGGAAGATGGGTGGTATAACTGGACAGGTGAAGAGTGGCATAGACTTATTAGAGAAGTGAACAAGTTCACGCCATACATTTACGAGGTGGCGACATGAACATAGAGGCATACACATATGAGGGTAATGTCCATTGCATAGACTGCACGGCTAAATGGGCGGAGTCGGAAAGTCTACGACGTGGCGGAGGCGGTTCGGTTCGAATCAGTGAACACAACCTAATTGAATATCAGGTAACGTACTTCAACGGCTTAGTGTATGACAGTACAGTCGCGCCGAATCCACTCTTCAACGCAGAGAAGCCGTCAGTCTTCGAAGACGGCACATGTGACCACGACTGGGATTGGCAATGCGTGTGTAACAACGATCAGCACCTGGTTTGTGGCGATTGCCACGACATCATAGCCACGTACACGGTCGAAGGGGTGACAGCATGAAGATAATCACGTTAGATGAAAGCCTCTGCGAATTCCTGCTGGACATCCTAGAATCGGAGCTACGAAACGCAGAGAAAACGGGCGACGCCGCTCTACCCCTAATTGAGGCGATTATAGACGCGGCCAACGCAGCCAAGAATAGTTAATCCTCTGTCCCTGGCCATAGCTGGACGCTGTGGCCAGCGCCGGGCGGGATTAACCAATCATCAGAGGTGACAGCATGACGCATACAGCATGGGACAAAACGCGAGACCTGATGGCCAGGCATTACAAGCACACAGGGGCCCGCATTGACTTTGACGACGCGGAGACACTACGCAGGGCGGAGCTAACGTTAAACCGCTGGGCAGAGCGCACATGTGGATGGACCACAGATTACGCTACGGTCGCATTGATTAGAGATGAACTCACTGATATTCCCTACCACGATATACATATGTTTAGCGGTCGCTCGTACACGGCAAGGGTTAATGACCTAGAAACCGGCGCGCTTCGTAGGGTTGCGGAAGTTTGCAAGCGTAACGGCTTGGACTTCTACCATCAGGGCGACCCCAGAGGATGCAGCCTTTATATAGCCGATAGCGGGGCGGGAATGAATGATACCAACTATTCCAGTTTTGTGCCTTGCTCGGTTAGGTAGCTAATCCACTGTCATAGTGGACCGGAGGCGGTCCCCTATGCCGGGCGGATTAACACAATAGCATCGGAGGTGCATATTGAGTAGGCGTAGGAAAGGGAAGGCCCCTGTACGGCGGTCTGGGACGTACCCAGGCCATGCCAAGCGGATAAGCGTGGTCCCTATCGAGGTTATGACGCTCTCTTCTGATAGTGACCAAGCGGGCCAGGAATACCACAACTACCTTGTACGGACAGACCGAGAGGTGGGAACCAGCAAGAACCTGAGTGTCTTCACCCATGAAGTGGAGTACAGAGGGGCTATCTGGAAGCTACCAGGCAAGGTGGTTGACCAGATGATGCGACATCGCCAGTCCATCATCACAGAGTTGAAACGCATCCAGGCAGAAGAGCGTAAAGAACGCATGGCGGATACTGTCTATGCCCAGGTCGAGGATGCGGTTGAATCCGGAGAGCGACACAGAGACTTGCAAGGGCTCTAAATAAACTATCGGGGCTGGGCCTTCGGGCCTGGCCCCAGAGGTAACAGCATGAAACTGACACTCACCGGACGAGCTCAGGACATATTCAAGATCATCCGAGTGATGGCTTACATGGAGGTGAAATAACACATACATAGGAAACGGAACTCGGCGGTTTAACCAAGGAAATAGAAAGGACGCAGATACGATGTATACATGCTACGTTTCAACAGCAGGAAATCCTGACAAACGGCAGTATGCCCCTATATCAGACCCAGAATGGATTGAGGCTGATACGCTTCAAGACCTACGGGCAAAGGCACAAGAGTATCAAGATGAATGGGATGTAGGCAGCGGTAACTGGAAGAACCCCATTGTCTATGAGGTACACGGTAAAACCAAGAAACGGATTGGCTCCCTGTCCTACAACTTACGCCTATGGATTAAGGCGGGGGCTGTAGTAGGAGACAAGTTTATAGAGGGAGTTGAATATGTTGAATAAGCACACACAAGCACCTGAGTTGCTAGCGGCGTTGGAGGCACTGTTGATTGAGAAGGACGAGGAGTTCGCTGATGACGGGTTCGATAGCTTGGAAGAGGGCCGGGATGCGTGGACACGGTTTGCGGATTGCGACCCAAGTGGTAATTGGCGTCACGCAAAACAACTCATAGCCAAGGCCAAAGGAGGAGAGTGATGCAAGATCCGCAAACACATCTAGAGGCGGTAACGCTAGGTATCTATCTGGCACTGACTGCGGCAACGGACGGGAAATCCCAGATGGTAGTCGGGATGACTGAAGAACTTATCGAGGCCGTAGGAATGTCAGAGCAAGACGTAGACACAGCAAGAGCCATCGCACTGGCACAATTGGAGATTTCGGATGCCACAGGCCAGGAGGTGGAGTGATGGGTAGCCATAGGCCGAGTAACCTACCAAGGGGAATTGGGTATGCCTACTACCCCAGAGAGGCGTTGACGGCCCTCGACCTGCGAGAGGAGATGACGGCAGCACTAGAGAGAGGGGAGGAGGGCATCGAGACGGCCATCATCGTCCAGGTAGATGAGGAGAAAGGGGGTCTGCTGCTCAATAACAATGAGTGTGGCCAAGCACTGTACATACACAGCCTCGGGCGTATCGGGATCGCGTGGGGCGCTGGTGCAGACTGGGCCGATGCGGAGAGTCTGGCAGAGGGCATCCGAGTGTACTGCGAGGACCCCGACCTATTTGAGAGCCATAGCTAATGCCAAAGGAGGCGAATGATGGGTAACAGTGACGGCATGAACCTAACTTTGGTTTGCCCGAGGTGTAATTACCGGTGGCTTGCAGGGACATACTACACCTGTCCCCGCTGTGGTACTCCGCTCGTCAATGGGGGTTGACAGCCGTATCGTATGGCAGTCTGTGCCCACAGAGGGTGGATTGACACCTGCCTAGGGATGGTGTTAGAATCGGACGCACATACTGGAATCTATCTACTGGAGGTTAATGTGGGATACAACTTAGGAAAATTGCTGTCTTGGACGTGTGAACGATGTGGGCAGAAGGTTGAACCGATCCTGGGAGCCACGTTCATCAAGGACAAGGACGGGTATCGCTTTAAATGCCTCACTTGTGAGCCGCCAGGAAGGAGTGGCTAATGATCAGGATTTCAATTCCAGAGCGGGACCTTCAGATATCCAATGGCATAGCGAAGGTGACACTGCTGAATCCACGGGAGGCCCAAGAACATCTCGGCCTCAACAAGTACACGTTTGGCCGGTTCCAACGGCAGGGCTGGGTTCCTGCCCACCACGTTGGCCGCACATTCCTTTACTTGAGGCATGAGTTGGACAGCGCCAAGGAGATACAGGACTCACCTTTAAGGGATCACCTTAGAATGATTAAAGAACCAATAGAGGAGGTTACTCGTGGCTAGTAAAGACCAGGAAGTTTTAACCGGAGAGGTTACGAACTACTACCATCCAAGCGGCAACCGCCCGGCCAAGGTAATAGTGGCGGGTGCAGAGGAGACGTTTGAGTTAACCATATTCCCTGAGAATGGCGTTGAGCAGCCGTGGGGCGACGACTCCAAGCTCCCTGCGTTTATGAACGGCCTGCCGGTTGATATCGCAGGGGTCACTATCCAGGCCATCGCCGAGCCGAAGGGCGAATACAACGGGGTCAAGCAGTACAAACCTAGCAAGGTCACGGTCCTTGGCAGTAGCCCAGTCCCCAAGGCTGCCCCGGCAGCACCAGCAGCGGCCCCAGCACAGGCCCCCAAGAATCCTACTAATCCCAATGACCGGGATACTTTGATAGTGGACCAGGTGATATTCAAGGGAGCCATTGATCTACTACGAGGTGACACTACAGTAGCCAAGGCAGTTGAGGACGCTATCCTAGCGTGGGAAGGCGTCAGGGCAAGGCACCTACCAAAAGAAGAAGACACCCTTGAAGAAGACGATTTCGGTAGCCTGTAAAGGAGGTATCCTATGGCAACAGAAACACAGCAACATCCATTAGCTAGCGGCTCTGTGGTTAACATCAATCGCAACGGCAATCATCAGTATTGGGTGGATGGCGGTCCCAAAATGAGGTCGGTCACGTCACTGGTGAAGCACATCCCTGGTGACACATTCCCGATCGGCCTCAACTGGGCGCTCAAGATGGCCCGCGAAAATGGTGGTGACTTGGACGCCCCTCGGCGGCTCAGTAAAGAGGCACTCGACAGTGGCACAGAACTCCACCGTGCAATAGACGACTACATAAGGCGCGGCACCATAGATGAGAGTCCATTGTTCGTTGCCTGGTATAACAAGTTGGGCCAACAAGCATGGCTGGCCTCTGAGACATTCCTGTACCACCCCGGCCTGGAGCCTGGGTACGGAGGCACGGCGGACGCGCTAGCACTCAACGACAGCGGCACCGTCACGATTTACGACTGGAAAACCCGTGAGAGAGAATCATATGAGAAAAATGGCGGCTATCTCCACGAAGTCGCGCAATTAGCAGCCTACGCAGACGCAATCACGGCGATGGGGAGCTTGTACACTCCTATCCAATTCAGTTGCATAGCATATGTTATGCGTGACGGCAGCTACGTTGATGTTGTGGAGGTGGACCTGGCGTATGGTAGCAAGTTGTTCGCTGCCTCCCGGGAACTACATCTACTGACGAAAAGGGGGAACTGAGGAGTGGCAACGCATAAGGATCTCGACTTTCCCCATGCCCCTTCTTGGTGTGATGACTGCTGGAATCAGGAACAGCAGGGTAGGCTACTCGCTGAGATGCGTCGGGCCAATGATTTCCAACAGGCGGAGCGGTACCTGCGTGAGAGCGGTGAGTGGGTGGAACCTAAACAGAAACCTAAGCCACAATATGTCCTACCGGCACCTAAAATGAAGGGGGGTATGTCTGTTGAACCAAGACGCCGCAACAGCTGACTATACCTTTGACATGACGGGTTCTGATGGGCTGTATATGTTCCACTGGCCTGGGTTGCATATCCAGGCAGAGGTATCCCGGATGGATAAGAAGGCTGAGAAGGGCGAGATCACTTGGACCTCCTCACGCCCAGTTGGTGGCGGGCACCTACTCACAGGGAACGTGGGCTTCACGTCTGTGACATCAAAGAACTCCATGATAAAGGTCCTGCAAGAAGAGGACGACCAGGTGCGGTGGAAGCAGGTAGTGGAACAGTGCTGCACCGCTGCACTTAATGATTTCCGTACAGGACTACCAGAGGTACAGCTCACCGGGGACAAGATAATTTCCGCAGAATCCAAATGGCTCGTCGAGCCAGTCGTACAGCACATGAACCCCACGCTGATCTATGGACCTGGGAGTTCTGGGAAATCCTGGTTCGCCCAGTACCTCGCCGTCCTAGCTGATGCAGGAATGAACCACGGTGGGTTTGTGGTTGAACCAGCCAACGTCCTTTACCTGGACTGGGAGACTGACTTGGGTGAACTGGGAACACGGATCACAATGATTCGCAAAGGGCTTGGGTTCGAGACTAAATCAGGCGTGTGGTACAAGTCGATGAACCAAGGTCTTGCCATCGATATAGAGACAGTCAAGTCCATCGTCATGAGAAGGGAGATATCATTCGTGGTGCTGGATTCCCTCGGTGCTGCCTGCATGGGAGAACCGGAATCAGCCGACATAGTGCTGGGTATGTTCAGGGCCCTGCGTAGCTTGCGAGTGACCAGCCTCTGCGTGGACCACACAAATAAGGAAGGATACTTATTCGGATCTGTTTATAAATTCAATGAAGGTAGGCAGATTTTCGAGATAAAGAAAGACCAGAAGCCCGAAGCCGACCGGCTTGTGTTCGGGTTATTCCACAGGAAGTCGAACAACTCTAAGATGATAAAAGATCTGGGGTTTGAACTGTACTTTGCTGACCCCGAACAGGTGGCTGTGTCTCGGAAGGACGTGCGAGATACCCCCCTGGAAGCAGAACAATCTATCCCTCAACGTGTCCTGAACACGTTTGGTCGCAACGGCGCTGCAACGTACACCGTGACGGAGATGGCTGAAGAACTCTCCACGGAAAAGAAGCTCGTGAGTGATGCCGTAGCTAGGACAGTGCTCGAACGGCTGGTGCGTGACGGATCGCTTATCAAACATCTTTCCAACGGCAACCAACAGTACGGCATACCTACCGTAGCAGAGGGGGACGAATGGACAATAACTCCAGCGTAAAAGCAGACCTTGGATCCTTGGAGAAGGGCATCAGCCTTATCGAGATGGCACATACCAGTGGGCTACGGCTCATACCCGGCGATGGCGGGCTGAAACTGAAACAAGACCCTGATGCCGTGAATTACGACAAGCATCAAGCCACGACAACCGCTGCGATACTGAAGCAGAACTCCAAGGACATACTAGCAATCACGACAGACCCGGACGGGACTAGGGAGCGCCTGGTTCAGTCGCAGCTCCGTATGATGGCGGCACACGAGTGGCTCATGACCCACCTTGACCTCTGGGACCGCCTTGAGAAGGCCTACAGGGCGGTCTTTTCGACTACTGAGTGTGTTATGGGGGCTGATGGGTGCCAGGAGGCCGCTGTGGTGCGTTGCAGGGCCTGTGAAAGGGGTGTGCCGAATGGCAAATAGAAAGTTTTTTGCCGGTGATACGGTGGTAATGACTCATTCCCGCTACAGTAGCCATTACCACCATACGGCGCGGGTGACAGGTACGCGGAGAACTCGGTATCTATCTGGCGACAGGGTGTCAGTTGTGTCATACAGGGTAGCCTGTGAGTGCGGTAAGGCGTTACTACCGGGGGCCTACCAAATGGACCTGGTAATCACAGATGCTGCTACCGCGCCTAACATTGCGAATCTACGCCGGCAGTATTTCCTGAGTAAGGTCGGGCTCCACAGTGACCCTGCCATCTTGCAACAGCAAGTGGACGCTGCCCTTGGCATACTGAATAAACAGCACAGAAATATCATTGTGCAGCGTTTCGGCTTGGGTGGCGAGCCAGGTCAGACCTTCCGGGCCATTGCTGACGACCTGGGCGTGAGTAAACAATCCATTCAACAGACAGGGATGAGAGCCCTGCGGAAACTCAGGTCCTTCCCCGGCCTTTATCAGCAGTCACAACAATAAGGAGAATCACAACATGAAGGCAATTATTGAATCGTTAATGGGCGACTTCCCTATTGAATCGTTTGGGGATTGCCAGAACCACCGCAACTGCCACAGTTACGATGTCGTGCTGGGAGACGGCCTGTGTGTGCAGTGTTGGGATGTGAACTGGAAGCCACCTGGCTCTCGTAAACCCCGTAGTAAAAAGACTGGTAGTAAAAAGACTGGTAGTAAAAAGACTGGTAGTAAAAAGACTGGTTTAAGCAAAGGAGGATCACAACATGAGTGAGATACTATCGGTTATGTCGGTTGCGGAGGTTCCCGCACAGTACACTGGCATCGCGCAGTTTGGGGGTATTAGAATGCAGCCCTATTCTGTGTGGGTCTGCGGGTTGATTTGCTGCTACAACAAAACCTTGGCTCTGTCTGAGATTGACCTAGCGAAGGAACTTAGGCTGCTAGAGAGGAGGCTGGAAGAATCCAGGAGTAACGCGAATGACACTCCTAAAAGCGGTACTGACGAAGACCCATCTGACGCCCAGGTCCAGGCCGACTTCGCAAGGGAGCGTTTGGAGGACAGATGATGGAGCAGATGTCCGAGAAGGAGCTGTCGCACAACATCGTCAAGGAAGCTAAGGAGCTGAACTGGTTGGTTTACCACACATGGCTGTCCAAGTTCAGCCCTGCCGGCTTCCCGGACCTGTGCATGGTTCGTGGGGACAGACTATTGTTCTGGGAACTAAAGACTAACAAGGGTTTGGTCAGCCCATTACAGGAGGCGTGGCTAGGCGCGTTGTCCCAGGTCCCGGGAGTTGAGGCCAAGATTGTGCGACCGGACAACCTGGAAGAGGCGTACAAGGAGTTGATATAAACCTACAGCCCACGCCCAGACACCCCTTAGCAGCGCCATAGAGGCCCCTCTGGGGTCTAAGGGGTAGTCTGGGTAGGGCAGGGGCCGTGGAGGGGCTGTTTAGTGAGGGCCTTTCAAGATGCCGAGCTTAGATCCGAACTTTGCCCACTCCCCCACTGTCACTTTATGGTCCTTGAGCATCTCCAGTCCGTACTCGGCCACGGCCCTACGCTCTGACGCCGTGTCCAACGAGGACGTAATCCGAATGGCTAGTTCCAAGAGAGCCCGTTTATCCGCCGGCAACAACTTCAGTAACCAGTTCATCCTATTCCTCCTATTCCTAGCTCACCCCATTATTGCGTCATATCCACTATGGCAGGGACAGCCATCACAACTTCAACATTGCCTTCATTCTCAAATGATTTGAAGATTACGCTCGTGGCGACAGTAAAGGCCTTCGTCGTTAGCGAGGAATCACCCCCGATTACCCCGTAGCTGATAATCATGGTCCCAGCTTTGACCCTGTCTATAAGGCAACCTCCAGCACGCGAATATACGTTACTTATTCTCAGGTGGTCGATGAAACCATTCTGACCAGTGCTAGCTGCGGTCACTTTTAGCATGTCGTAATATCCAGATTGGGTTTTCATATCATCGGCACGATTGCCACCGTTTATGCCTCGGTCACGGGGGGTTCCCGCAACAGGCGCAATGCTTTGCCCGTCTGAAACCATAGATTTGATTATAAGTTTATTCACCTGAGAG